TGACTACACACGGAAAACGCAGAAACTAGCAGAAGAGCGCAAATTAGTCGAGTCTGAGTTTCAGCAAGTACGTGGAGAGCGTGAACAATACTCTCAGATATTAGGACAATTACAGCAGAAACTGCAAGAGCTTCAGCCGCAAGAGCCTGATTGGAACCGATTAGAAGTTGAAGACCCGACTGAATATGCCCGTCAATGGACATCACATCAGCGTAGGCAACAACAAGTATATGCGGTACAAGCAGAGCAAGAGCGCCTGAATCAAATGCGTCAAGCTGAACTACAAAAGACGATGCAACAAATCATGGCTACCGAGGTGTCTCGGTTGAAAGAGAAAATTCCAGAATGGAGTTCTCCTGAAAAAGCCAAAACAGAAGGCAAAGCTTTGTTAGAGTATGGTCAGAATTTGGGTTTTTCAGAGCAGGAACTGAACGGCATTACAGATTCACGGGCATTATTGGCGCTTCACAAAGCGTGGAAATATGACCAGATGATGAGTAAGCGTCCAGAATTCCAAGCAAAGATTAAAAAGGCTCCGAGGATGGTTACTCCTGGTTCAGCAGGTAGCGTGAGTTCTAAGTCGAGTGATATAAATAACGCAAAAAAACGCCTTGCACAAACTGGAAGCGTCAGAGATGCCGCATCCCTTTTCGAGAAATTTATTTAAGGAATTAAAATGGCTGCTATTACCAACACATACACCCGCTTTGATGCGAAGGGTGTTCGGGAAGATCTTTCAAACGTCATTTATCAGATCTCTCCAGAAGAGACTCCATTCATGTCTAACATTGGCCGTGAAAACGTCACCAATACATTCTTTGAATGGCAAACCGATGATCTGGCCGCTGCCAGCACAACCAATGCACAGATTGAAGGCGATGACATCACCTCTTTCACAGCAGTTACAGCCACAGTTCGTTTGGGCAACTACACCCAGATTAGCCGTAAGGATGTAATCATTGCTGGTACATTGGAAGCTGTTGACAAGGCTGGCAGACGCTCAGAATTGAGCTATCAAATGGCTAAAAAATCTGCGGAAATTAAGCGCGATATGTGTTCCACAATGTTGGCTAACCAAGCCGCTACTGCTGGTTCTACATCTGCCGCACGTAAGACCGCAGGTCTGTTGGCCTTCTTGAAGACCAATACAAGCGAAGGTTCTGGTGGTGGTGATCCTTCATACACTACTATTCCTGATGCAGCTCGTACTGATGCTACAACTACTAACTTGCGTTCATTCAGCGAAGCATTGCTGAAAGACGTAATTCAGAAGGTGTGGACAGAAGGCGGCTCACCTTCCATCGTTATGGCTGGTCCTGTTAACAAGCAGAACTTGTCTAAGATGGCTGGTATCGCTTCTAGCCGTTTCAACATCAATGGTGGTGCTAAACCCGCTACTTTGATTGGCGCAGCAGATATTTATGTTTCCGATTTTGGTAACGTGAGTATTGTTCCCAACAGGTTCCAACGTGAACGTGATGTTTTCGTGCTTGATCCTGAATACGCAAGCGTTTGCTATCTGCGTCCCTTCCAGACAGTTGAACTGGCTAAGACAGGTGATGCCGAGAAGCGTATGCTCTTGTGTGAGTGGGGCTTGAAGATCAAGAATGAGAAAGCTCATGGCGCTGTCTATGACTTGAACTCAACAATTCAGACCTAATCTGAAGACAAAGGGGTGGGCTAATAACCCACCCTTTTTTTATATATGCACACCAAACTTTTTGACATTAATACTGAAACTGGCACTCGCAAGATGTGGCATTACGATGCCGAAAAAGACGAAGCCACTATTGAGACAATTATTGATGCGACTCAGATTGTTTCAGACAACAAAGAAAGATTTAATTCTTTTGATGAGAAGGCTAATTGGAAAGGTGATATGCACCATGTTGCATCCATTCCAATGGCATTGTTTTATCAAATGAAAGCGGAAGGGAAACTTGATGACCAAGCTTACATGAAGCGCTGGCTCAATGACCCTGATAATCGTGCATTTCGCACAAGACCTGGAGAAGTTTAATGGATAGTAAGACCATTGGAATTTTGGTTCCAACACGGGATTTTGTTAATTCGGGATTTGCTTTTGATTTGGCTAGATTAGTTGGATTTACTGTAGGTACAACAAATCACAAAGTAGTGATCTACACTAGCTCTGGCACATTATTGTCAGCACAACGTCAGGATTTGGCTAGGGATGCTATTGAGGCTGAGTGTACCCATACCCTGTGGCTAGATAGCGATATGCGGTTTCCAAAAGATTCCATCATTCGCTTGTTAAAACATGATATTGGTATTGTCTGTGGAAACTATGCCAAGCGTAGATTCCCGACAGAACCGATTGCGGTGAAAAGAAATACCCCAGATATGGATGCAACTTTTATCAATCGGGTATATACTGAGGACGATTCAACAGGACTTGTTGATGTAGACTACTGCGGGATGGGTGTAATGCTTGTCAAATCCGAAGTCTATAAATCTATGGAATATCCTTGGTTTGCTATCCCTTGGGTTCCTGCTGCGGAAGACTACATTGGTGAAGATGTATGGTTTTGCCGTAGAGCCGCCCAGAATGGGCATAAAACTTATGTGGATCAAGATCTTTCTAAGGAGATCTTCCATATTGGAACATTTGAGTTCAAACATGAGCATACACTAGCGTGTAGGGATGTAGAAAATGGCAATTGATACTTTTGCAGGGCTTAAAGCAACAATAGCAGATTATCTTAATCGGGATGACCTGACTTCTGTTATTCCAAGCTTTATTACCATTGCAGAAGCCAAATTCAACCGCAAGTTGCGTACTCGGCAAATGGTTAAACGTGCCAATGGACAGATTGAATCAGCATTCTTTGCCTATCCTTCTGATTGGCTACAGGCTAAAGAGTTCCAATTAAACACAAATCCCATAGTCAGACTACAGTTTGTAACTGAGGCTTATGGTGATGAGTTAAAGGCCAATAGGTATGTTTCTATTGGTCAACCAGCATATTACACAATTACTGGTACGCAGTTGGAGTTTATTCCTGCTCCAGACGCAACATATTCCGCAGAACTTACATATTATGCTAAGATTCCTGCGTTGAGTGATTCAAACACAAGCAACTGGCTTTTAGCTTATGCCCCAGACTTGTACCTGTATGGTGCGCTCATGGAGGCTGCACCATATTTAAAAGACGATGAACGTCTACCAGTATGGAGTCAGATGTATGTCAACTCCTTGGGCGACATTGAAGTAGCAGATCAAAGGGCATCTGTTTCTTCAACTCCACTTGTTCGTGCCCGATCTTTGGGATAAAAAATGTCATCTTTTACAGACTACACAGAAAACCTAGTTTTAACCTTCTTGTTTACAGCTAGTACTGCTACTCGCCCTACTGCTTGGTATGTGGGTTTATTTACTGCCGCACCTAGTGATACTGGTGGCGGTACAGAAGTTTCTGGTAGTGCTTATGCACGTGTAGTTACAGGAACTATCTCTGGTAGTGGTACTGCAACAACTTTTACTAACGCTGCCGCAATTGAGTTTGCCGCTGCCTCTGGTGGAAATTGGGGAACAATTGGTTGGGCGGGTATTTTTACTGCTTCAACTGGTGGAACTTTACTTGCCTGGGCTCCCTTGACAGTCTCAAAAGCAATTAATGACGGAGACATTTTCCGAATTCCTGCTTCTAGCTTGTCTATAACATTGGCATAACATGGCTGCTTACGGGCGTGGCGATTATGGTGGGGGTGCATACTCCTTTGGAGCGTACTTAGGTGCGCTTGCTATTGTTTCTGCCTCTACTGTAGCTGTTAGCGGTGAGAGAATAAAAGAAGCTCAGTTTGAGATTAGCTCAACTAGCACAGTATCTGTAGGTGCGGTAAAGATTTCTAGTGCTTCACTTGCAGTACTTGATACTTCTGTAATAACTATTGCAGGTGGAATAGACGCTGTTGGTAATGTGAATATTGTTTCAACAAGTGTTTTAGATATTTTCTATAACCGAAAGCGTCCTTTTGAGGCAATACTTATTGATACTTCTAGTGTTGTGATTAATGCTAGAAAGAAATGGGAAACAGAATCAGATGTGTCCGAAACTTGGACAACAGTTTCTGTATAAAGTTCAGACTATTAGGGGTAAAACATGGCAGATACAACCACCACAAACCTAGGCTTAACTAAGCCAGAAGTTGGAGCATCCACAGATTCATGGGGTACAAAGATCAATACTGATCTAGACTCTATTGATGGGCTGTTTGATGTTGGTCCAGTTCTTAAAGTTGCCAAAGGTGGTAGTGGTGCAGCTACTTTAACTGGTATTCTAAAAGGGAATGGTACTTCTGCATTTACAGCGGCTACTTCTGGTACAGACTACATTGCTCCTAGTGGAGCATTAGGAACACCATCTAGTGGCACTTTAACTAATGCTACAGGACTTCCTCTGTCAACTGGTGTGACAGGAACACTTCCTATTGCCAATGGTGGTACAGGTCAAACTACTTTGGCAGCGGCTAATATTGCTGTTGTCAATGTTGCCAACACTTTTACTGGAACACAAACATTCTCAGGCACATCATCAGCCACAGCGATTATCCTAAACGATGCAGCAGAAGTAGCAACAGTATCAGCTACTGCGGCTACAGGCACAATTAACTACGACATTACCACTCAGTCTGTTTTGTATTACACAAGTAACGCAAGTGCTAACTGGACAGTTAACTTTAGAGGATCTTCAGGTACATCCTTAGACACGTTGATGAGTACAGGCCAATCAATGACTGTGGCTTTTTTGGTTACTCAAGGTGCAACGGCTTATTACAACAATGTGGTTCAAGTTGATGGATCAACTGTAACTCCAAAGTTTCAAGGCGGTACAGCGTATACAGCGGGTAATGCAAGTTCTATTGATGTATACAGTTATACAATCATTAAGACAGGTTCTGCTGCATTTACAGTTTTGGCATCACAAACTAAATTTGCTTAAAAGGTTTAAATATGTCATTACTCTCAACAAAAGGTGCGGCATCTGCTCAAGGGTTTGGGTTGTTTGCATCGGGAGAAGGACCTGATGGTACTAGAGGAATTTTTACACTATCATGCGATGGTGGAACACTTTCCGCTGAACGAAACAAATACACCTATGCAAGTTGCACATCAACCGCTTCATGTGTTGGAACAGCTAGTGTGGGTTGCGCTCAAGGTTCTGCGGCAGGGAACAATACAAGAGGAATTTTTGCTTTAGGACTTACTTGTTGTGGTGTTGTAAGCACTCGCAATAAATACACTTATGTTTCTTGCTCAAACACAGCTAGTGGTGTGGCTTCAGCTAGTGCTGTTTCTTCCAGAGGTGCGGCAACAGGTAACAATACAAGAGGAATTTTTGCTTTAGGAGTTGTTGGATCTTGTGCTTCAACTACCCGCAATAAATACACTTATTCATCATGCACATCAACTGCTTCAGGGGTAGCAACATCTAATGATTACTCAGCTTGGGGATCAGCCGTGGGTAATTCTACAAAAGGAATTTTTGCTTTAGGTTCTAACGATAGTAGCGCCCGTAGCACCACTCGCAACACTTACACCTATGCTACTTGTACTTCAACTGGCGGTTGCACAGGAACAGCTAGTGCTTGTTCTTATCAAGGTTCTGCGGCAGGAAATTCCACAAGAGGAATTTTTCATTTAGGAAACACTCCCTCTGGTAATTCAACTATTCGAAATAAATACACTTATGCTACTAACTGCTCAACCGCTTCAGGAGTTGGCTCTGCTAGTGCTAGTTCTGCTCAAGGAAATGCTGCTGGAAATTCAACAAGAGGAATTTTTTCTTTAGGAAGTACTGGTAGCAGATCAAATGTTCGCAATAAATACACTTATGCAAGTTGTACATCAACTGCTTCAGGGGTAGCAGTAGCTAGTGCGGCATCTCAACAAAATTCTGCCGCATCTTGGGCAACTTGTGTAAATACATAATATGCACTCATCACCACACCGAAATAATTCGGATTTTCAATTACGCTACTTTATGGCAAACAATTGCCATACGGCAGACGTTGCTTGGTGCTTAATGTATGAGCAAAAGTTAGACATACAAATAAAGTTAGAAAGCACAAAAGCAAAGCAGTTAAGACGAAAAGCTAAAGGCATTGAAATTGAAGAAAGTCTTAAATCTTTAGATGATCCTGTTAAGCAATTAAATGCACAGGCAGATTTAATTGAATGGAAAAGTGGTGAAGGGTTATTAGAAATAGCTATTCTTGGTGCAGAGCAAGAAATTGCAACTATAGAATCCATCATGGCAGAGTTAGAGCCACAAAGAAAGTATGCACATTTGCCACTTCTTGAGGCATCTCAAGCTGCACAGCGTGAAGAATGGTTGTTGGAATTTCAACATCGTACAGAAAACTTTTTACTCTCAAAAGGCACTATTCCTGAAGATCAGTTAAATGCCATGAGAAGCCATCCAGATTTTGAGAATAAACTTGTGCCATTTATTACAGATATTGTTGAAAAAATTGCAACAAATAAAGACAAAATGGCGTTATTAACAAACAATAAAATGCTTACCAATGGTTGATTTACTTTTTCCATGCTCTGTTTTAAGGTTTTCGCAACCAGAACATTTGGTAGATGCCAAAGATGTTTTGGCGCAATACATTGCCCGTGTAAAGCCGAATCAATGGAACGTGTGCCAAAGTGAGGCTATGTTTGATGACAGATTAGAAAACTTGTTTACCACAATTGCTACTACAAGTTTTGATATTCTGATAGACCAAGGTTATGACATGACCAATAAGCAAACAAGGGTTGCTGAGTTATGGGGTCAAGAGTTCATGCGATTTGGTCAGCATATTGAACACGTTCATAGTGGTGGAATGCAGATAACAGGTTTTTATTTTATTAATACGCCTACCAATGGAAGTGTTCCAATGGTGTTTGATCCAAGGGCAGGTAAAAAACAGATTTCAATGCGTCAGAAAAATCAAGAAGAAGTAACATTTGCATCAGAGCAAATAATGTTAGAAGTCAAGCCTGGCGACTTTATGTTTTTTAATTCTTGGTTGCCACATGGTTTTACAAGACATGAGTCTGATGAGCCATTTCAGTTTATTCATTTCAATGTTTGCGTTGAAGATGCACCTGTTTGCAACGTGGAAATAGTATGATTTGTGTTCGGTTTAATAAAAGCCGTGGACAAGTTGGGCGTGGGTCTATTGACCATGTTTGGCGTATATTTGATAATGACAAAGAATATGTTGTCAAGAATGTTCAAATAAATGTTCCATCTTGGGGTGCTAAGACGGGTGAAGATTGGAGTATCTGTTGTGAAGGTATTATCACAGTAGATAAAGAAACGTCAACGATTACGATTGGAGAAAAAATATGTTCGCAGAAGTAAAAAATGGTGCTGTAGTCACTTTCCCTTATGATTACGACACATTGGTTCAAAAGAACCCTTACACAAAGTTTGCTCAAACAGACTTGTTGTCAATGTATGCTGGAACGCAAGCTAATATAGATGGCAATGAACTGGTGCGTGTTACAGAACTTGAAACACCAACTTTTAATAGTCAAACACAAAAAGCTGTTCAAGATTCAGCTCCTTCTTTGGCTAATGATGTTTGGACATTAGGTTGGTCAGTTCAGACTTTAACTCAAGCAGAACAAGACACTAACAATGTTTCAAAGGCTAGTTCTGTACGTCAAAGCCGTGGTGAAAAATTGGCTGAATGCGATTGGACACAAGTAGCTGATGCTCCTGTAGACAAAGCAGTATGGGCTACATATCGTCAAGCTTTGCGTGATGTAACTGCACAATCAGGCTTTCCTTGGACTGTTACTTGGCCTAATAAACCATGACACAAGAAGTCACCCATGAACAAATCTACGAAAGACTGCTTGCAGTTGAAAGTAAGGTAGATAGCATAGACAAGAACACAAAAGGTCTTGTGGAGGCGTTTGATGCCTTGCAAGGGGCTTTTAAAGTGTTGGGTTGGGTTGCCTCTGCTGCCAAACCTATTCTGTGGGTGGCTGGTTCAATCATGGCGGCTGGTGCTATCTGGCAGACATGGCTTAAAAAGTAATGGCTAATGTAAAACAACAGTTAGATATACCTGGTGTACCCTCTTTAGGTACATCAGCAGATGTCTATTCTCAAAGTCTCCAGAATCAAAATAATGGTCTTTTGAGGTTGTTTTTTACAAAGTTGGTTAATGCAATACAGTCTGTTATTGGACCATTGGGTGGCAAATACTTGAATAATCCTCATGGGGCTTTTCAAGACTCTACAGACCAAGTTGCCGCTAATACCACAACGGCTTATGCCGTTACATTCAATACTACAGACTTTAGTAATGGTGTGACAATAGCTAGTGGGTCAAGAATTACTGTGGCTGATTATGGAATCTGGAATTTACAGTTTTCTATTCAGTTTACAAATACGACAAATGCTTCTCAAGATGTAGATGTATGGTTTCGGGTTAATGGTACAAATTCGGCTAATTCAAATAGCAGATTTGGTTTTGCACCAAGGAAAGGTGTTGGAGATCCTTACCATATTATTGCTGCAATGAATTATTTCTTGACTTTAAATGCCACAGATTATGTTGAAATCATGTGGAGGCCAACCGATATAGGAGTGACAATTGAGCAATATGCTGCAGGAACAACTCCCACAAGGCCAGCAGTTCCTTCAGCCATTGTTACAATGAGTTTTGTGTCTAACTTACCTAGGCAATAGAATAAAGATATGGCTTACATTCCACTACAAATTCCTCCAGGCGTATACAAGAATGGGACTGAATATCAGTCTAAAGGGCGTTGGAACGGCTCAAATTTGGTACGTTGGTACGAAAATACTATTCGCCCTGTAGGTGGATGGAGGAAGCGTTCTGCTAGTCAAATGACGGGTTTGGCTCGTGGTTTGATTAACTGGCGTGATAACTCCAATAACAGACGTATCGGAATTGGTACACATTCAAAGCTATATGCAATGAATGAAGCTGGTACTTTGTTTGACATTACACCTACAACATTTACTGTTGGTGATGCAGATGCAGTACTAAAGATTGGTTATGGTTATGGAACTTATGGAACAGCAGCCTATGGTGTTGCTAGACCAGATTTAGGCTCATATACCCCTGCTACCACTTGGAGCTTGGATACCTTTGGCGAATATCTGGTTGCTTGTTCATCCAAAGATGGACAGTTGCTTGAATGGCAATTAAACACCGCTAGTGATGCGGTTGCTATTACTAACGCACCAACTAGCTGTACAGGTCTTATTGTTACTCAAGAACGATTCTTATTCGCATTGGGAGCAAGTGGTAATCCTCGTAAAGTTCAATGGTGTGACCAAGAAAACAATACTGTTTGGACTCCTGCCGCCACAAACCAAGCTGGTGACTTTGAGTTAACTACTGTTGGCTCTTTAATGTGCGCTAAACGGGTTCGTGGGGCTACCATTCTCTTTACTGATGTGGATGTACATACTGCCACTTATATTGGTCCTCCGTTCATTTATAGCTTTGAGCGTGTTGGTAATGGTTGTGGTGTTATTTCTAAGCAAGCAGTAGCCGCTACTGATAATGCCTGTATTTGGATGTCTGGATCAGGCTTCTGGATATACGATGGCTTTGTAAAACCTTTAAAGTCAGACGTTTCTGATTATGTGTTTAGTAACATAAATGTTACTCAGTCATCCAAGGTTTATTGCGTACACAACTCTACATTTGGTGAGATTTGGTGGTTTTACCCAAGTTCTGTTTCTAATGAAGTAGATTCTTATGTTTCTTACAACTATCGTGAGAATCATTGGGCTATTGGCACTTTAGCTCGTACCTGCGGTACAGATCGTGGAATATTTAATAACCCACTTATGGTTTCAACAGATGGCTTTGTTTATGAGCATGAAGTTGGCTTTGCTTATGATGGGCAAACACTATTTGCTGAGTCTGGACCCGTAGAACTAGGGGTTGGAGATAGAACCATGAGTCTTACAGGATTAGTTCCTGATGAAAAGACTGCGGGTGATGTTCAGGTTCGGTTTAGCACCAAGTTCTATCCTAATTCAACAGAATATAACTATGGCCCATATTCAATGGCAAATCCTACTTCAGTACGCATAAGCGGAAGACAAGTAGCCGCCAAGATTGAGGGAGTTAGATTAACTGATTGGCGAGTTGGTACTATTAGGTTTGATGGAAAACTTGGTAGTTTGAGATAAAACTAGCTATTTTTAATAGTAAATATTATGATTGACCATGATTCTCAAGATTGGCGTGAACTAAGGAATGCCAAACTGTTAGAATGGTTTGGTGGCAACCAGAGTGCTGTAGACTTTTTAGTCGCTTTATCAAGTATTGCTGAGTTATGGGATGATTTGGTAGACAAGGATAAAGAGCCTAGCAGAAAAGACATAGATATTGTCTTTTGGAATGCTCTGGTGACGCTACCTACAAATGAGTTCTTTAATCAGAATAAGACATTTTTAATGCCTTTAGTGGTTCAGAGTATAAATGCTTGGCAAGACTCTGTAGAACTTGAAAGTGGTAATACCAACGACAGAGCCTATGCGCTCACATTGCGTATTATTTCATTACAAATAGCACCAATGATTGTCTTATTGCTTAGAGGAAAAGAAGCAATGAGAGATGTAAGTACGGATATGTGGCGATACTTTACGTCACATGATGATGCAATTAAATGGATACAAGGGGAATAATATGTCTCTAGGCGGTGGAAGTTCAAGTCAGCAGCAGTTAGATCCTGCAATGCGTGATGCATTTTTGGCTAATGTCGAAAAGTCACAAGGTGTTGCCGCTGGTCTAGCTCCTAGAGAGTTTGCAGGATTTACTCCTGACCAAATGGCATCTTTTAATGTCTCTCGCCAGTTTGCAGACCCTAATAGTAGGCAAATGAGTCAGCTTGGTACTGCGTCTAACTTAGCTACAAGTGCAGGACTATACCAACCTGAAAGAGTAACTTCTCGTGAAGTTGAAGCGGCATTGGCTAATGCGGCTCAATTGAATCGTGGAACAGTTCGTGATGTTAATGCAGAGCGTATTGCATCAGAAAGAGTTTCTGGTGCTGATGTTGCTTCTGAAGCATTAAGACAAATTGCACCGCAAGCTCGTGCAAATATTCGTGATATTTCGGCTGGTTCGTTCTTAAACCAGAACATTCAGAAATACATGAATCCATATACTCAGGCAGTTACTGAGCAAGGCTTAACTGATTTAGAACGTGCTAGACAACTTGAGCAAATACAAACTTCAGCAAAAGCAACTGCGGCTAAATCTTTTGGTGGATCACGCCAAGGTGTAGCAGAGGCAGAAACTAATCGTGCTTATGGAGATTCTGCCCAAAGGTTTATTAGGCAACAAAATGCCGATGCTTATGAGGCCGCACAACGTGCTTCTGAAGCTGATTTGGCTCGTGATATGTTATCGCAGCAACTAAATCAATCTCAAGATTTGGCTACAACTCAGCAGTCTTTGCAGTTAGCAGGACAGTTTGGTTTAGCTAATCAAGACGCTGCTTTAAAAGCTCTTCAAGCTAACCAAGATGCAATGTTAAGGGCTTCTTTAGCAAATCAAGGTTATGACTTTAATGTTGGTCAGCTTAATACTGAAAACATACAACAAGTTAATCTTGCTAATCAAGCTTCTAAAAACCAAGTTGGATTGGCTAATGCTGATCGTTTCTTGCAAGCAAACCTAGCAAATCAAGCGGCAGGATTACAAGCCAATTCACAGCGTTTAGGTGCGGCTGGTCAAGTGGCGGGAATTGCAGGTCAAGGTCAACAAATGGGCTTTGCAGGTGCAAATCAACTTGCACAACAAGGTGCTGTACAACAAAGATTCTCACAAGATCAGTTGGATGCAATCCGCAATCTTCCTTTGGAGCAACAACAGATTCTCAATCAAGCATTGGGTATCAATGTTGGTGGCGGTTCAGGAACTCAGGCATCATCTTCATCACGCCAAGGTTTGCTTGGTTTATTAGGTATTGGTTAAGGAGTAAATTATGCCTTTTAATATTGGGTTGTTATCTGATGCCGCATTGACGGGATTGTCTGATACTGAAAAAACTGCCATGCAAAAGCAAGCCACTCAACAGTTCTTGTTGGGTAGTTTACTAAGTGGTGATCCTGCTACTGGCTTTAAGTCTGCAATGGATATTCCATCTACTTCATTAAATATGCAGAAGATGATTCGTGACCAACAGATTGCTCAACGTCAGCAAGAAGAGCTTGCAGGGTTTATGGGTAAATATGCACCTACACCAACGCAAGCCTACCAAAAAGCATATTCAAATTTACCAGAGAATACTTCTTTTGATTACAACCCAACTCCTGAAGCTACAGTTAGACAGCAACAAATATTAGGTCAGCCGATTGATTACAACCAAGCTTTATTAGATTCTTTGCGTTTATCAGGAAATCCTGCACAACCTCAGATTCGTGAAACTTTGACTGCTATGCAACCTAAATTTCAAGGTGATTTGCGTGTAGATGCTAGTGGTAATGTTTTAAGTGGTTTACCAACTATGAAGGATGGTGTTGTATCTCAATACAATCCTTTAACCCGTGGATACGCTTCTGCTCCATCACAGTTTTACAAGGAGTCTAAGATTTTAGCTACTCCTCCAGAAGTATCTACAAACACAGAACTTGTGCCACGTCCAGGCGGTGGGTTTATGCAGCAACCAATATTTGGTGCTGTTAATGCTATTGGAGATATTGAAAGAGCTAAAGCACTTGCTCAAGCTGGTGGTCAAGTTGAACAAGTTATTGGGAAAGATGGAAAAACATATTTTGTTCCTAGATCTTCTCTTCTTACTCAGCCTCCTAGTACTGGCGCTGCAGGAACTGCTCCACCAGTTGGAGGAGTTGCAGGTGCAGTAGCTAAGATTTCTCCTGCTCAAGAAGCAGTAAATCTTGCAACATCTAATCGATACAATGAGTTTACAAAGACTGCTCTTGATGCCGCATTGACTGTTAGTGATCGTAAGACTTCTGCTGAATATTTATATAATGCTGCCGAACAACTTGATCCAAATAAGCTGACAGAGTTTTTTGCTACAGGCGCATCTTATATGCGGGCTATACCTGGTGTTGGCGATAAATTTGATTCATTAGTAGGCAATGTTAACTTGCTAAACAAAACACGATCTGAGGGTGTTTTGAAGGGTTTAAGCAACATTAAAGGCAATGCCAATGCGTTTGAGGGTGGTATTGTTGATAAGGCGACTACTGGTGTAACTGATCCTAAGTTTGTTACTAAGTATGTATCTGCTTTGGAGATTGCTGCCGCAGATAAAGATGATGCTAGACAGAGATTTATTGATGCCTATACAGGTGATCCTAAAGCTGTTTATACCGCATGGGCTAACTCTCCTGATAACCCACGTTTGTATAACCATCCAAAGGTTAATCAGTTCCTTAATGAGCAAATTGCTGCTAATCCTAGCGCACCAGTTTTACCAGCAGGATTCCAACTTGTTCAAGGTAAATCTGGAAGATATGGCGTTAAAAAGCCAGATGGTAATGTAATGTTTATTGGTCAATAACATGGCGACTAAAGACGAAATCTTTGCTTTTGCTGCTCAAGAGGCAGAGCGTCAAGGTGTTCCTCTTTCTTTAGTGCAGGGTGTTGTTGAAGCCGAGTCTGGTGGTGCATTTAACGCTATAGGACCAAAAACAAGATTTAATGATCGTGCCTATGGACCCATGCAGTTAATGGGTGCTACTGCTAAAGATCTTGGTGTTAATCGAATGGATTGGAGAGATAACATCCGAGGTGGTGTTAAGTATCTAGGCCAGTTAACAGAACGATTCCAAGATCCCACTTTGGTGGCGGCTGCTTATAACGCTGGCCCAGGTAATGTTGAGAAATATGGTGGAGTTCCTCCATTTAAAGAAACACAAAACTACGTTAAGAAGGTGGTTGGTATGGCTCAAAAAGATGATGAAGAATGGACACCAGTTACTGGTATTTCCCAACAACAAGCTCCAACTGAAGAGTTTAAGCCAGTAACTGGCATTAATGTACCTACACAACAACAAGTACAACAAAGACAAGTTGCTCCTACTTCTGCTGAATTTATGCAGAGTGTTCGCCAACAAGCATTTCAGCCAAAGACGCAGTTTCAACAAGATGTTGCCGCAAGCTTTAACCCCTTAGATGTTTTGCGTGGCAAGACTACTGGTGGACAATTAATATTTGGCGCTGCTGATTTGATGGCTCAAGGCATTAAAGGTGGTTTAAGTAAACTTGGCTTATCTGATGAATACCTTGGCATTGATCGTACCAAACCACAACCCGTTGCACAACCTACACAATCCATTAGCGACATTTTAAAAGGCACTTATAAGGTGGCTACAGAACGTCCAGGTCTATTGGTTGGCGGTATGGCTACTGGGTTGCTTGATCCTACTAACTTAGTGCTTCCAGGTGCTATGCAAAAATCTATTATTTCTGCAACACCTACTGCATTAATGCAAGCGGCTCCAAAAACTGTTGCTTTGGCTCAAAATATTGGCGCTGGTGCAGGTACTGCCGCACTTTCTTCTGCTGCCGCACAACAAGCCACAACAGGCACTATTAATCCTGCCCAAGTTATCAATGAAGCGGCTGTAGGCGGTATTTTAACGGCTCCTACGGCTACTCTTGGTGGGTTAAGTACCCCAAGAACGCCAGCAGTTTTAGATCGTAAGCAACAAATTGCACAAGCCGCTATTGCACAAGGCGCTACATTGCCTCCAACTCAAGTTAATCCTTCAATTTTAAATTCAATACTTGAGGGTATTTCTGGTAAGCAAACAACACAGCAAGTTGCATCAATAAAAAATCAAGCGGTTGTTAACACACAGGCTCGTAAAGCTTTGGGGTTGGCTGATGATGTTGAAATTACGCCTCAAGTATTGCAAGACTATAGAAGTGTTAAAGGGCAAGCTTATGATGCATTAAGAGCAAATCCTAATTACTATGCTGATAAACCATTTTTAAATGATATTAATGCTAAATTTGCAGAAATACAAAAAAGAGGTCTTGTTAAATCTGGTGATGAATTAAATCTTCTAAATGAATTAAAGCAGTTGCGTTTTGATGGTGATGGTCTTGTTGAAAAAATCAAAGTTTTGCGATCTGATAGTGATGTAAATTTTAGATCTGATAAGCCAGACCAAATACGTTTGGCTCAAGTTCAAAAGTTTGCTGCTAAACAACTTGAAGAACTTGCAGAGCGTAATCTGACAAAGTTTAATCAACCAGATGTAATGAGCAATTTTAGGCAAGCTCGTCAAGATATTGCAAAAAGTTATAACATTGAAAAGGCATTAAATGCGGCTACTGGCGATGTTTCTGGTGCAAAACTTGGACAACGTGCGGCTGCAGGAAAGATGGTTCCTAGTGAACTTCAGGCTTTGGCTGATGCAGCGGCATCCTATTCAAAAGCATTCCAAAATCCTGCGGTAATTGGTAGTGTTCCATACATAAGCCCATTAGACCTTGCAACTGCGGCTATTGCATCTGCTTCTACTGCAAACCCAATGGTAATGGGTGCGGCATTAACAAGACCAGCATTACGTGCAGGTATTACAAGTGGAATGTATCAACGTAATATGTTGCCTAACACGCAACCACAAATGCCTGGTTTGCTTAATCAGATAACTTCCAATCCATTGACAAACTATGGGTTAGGTCAGTTGCCTGAGTATGGTACTGAGCGTTTCTTGCTTCCTAGATAAAATGAAAGATTGGCTGCTTGCAACTATTGCGGCAGTCAGCATGGTCTGTCTTATTGTTTGGTCATTCTCAGTAATCATCTGGGTATGGCGTTAATTAGCTTTTTACTGGCTGTATCTATTGAGTACAGGTGTGTCAAGTGGATGTGGGTTGGGGATGTGTACAACCGAAAAGTCTACTGTATTGAATGGAAGAAGGTAGAAAAGAAATGATAGATCCAATCACGGCACTAGCAGGAATACAGTCTGCTATTAGCATGGTCAAGAAGGCAGCAAAGGTTGCAAATGACCTAGGCTCTCTCGCACCTATGATCGGTAAGCTATTTGACGCTAAGTCTGTAGCTACCAAGGCCATGCTTCAGGCTAAACAGTCTGGCAAAGGCTCAAACATGGGAACCGCCTTGCAGATTGAGATGGCCTTAGAGCAAGCTAGAGCGTTTGAGGAAGAGCTAAAAATGCTCTTTATGCAGACAGGCAAAATTGATGTCTGGAACAAGATTAAAGCCCGTCAAGCAGAGATGGACTTGGCAGATGCCAAAGAGATTAGTGCATTAAAAGCCGCAGATAAGAAAGCCAAAGAGAAAGAGCAAGAACAACTAGAGATTGGCTTGGCAGTAGGTGCGGTGTTCTTTGTCTTGTTTCTAGTCTTTGTTGGCGTGAATGAAATGATGGATTTCTGTGCAACTACTCGTAGATGTGGCAGATGAATGAGTACCAGAAAACCTTTGACCTATGCCTCAAGATATTCATTTATGGATGTGTGGCTTTGTATTTCTTGGGGTTTCTAAAGTTCTTACCTGATGATCTTTCAGACAGAATTGTCAATCTTCTACTTGGAAGGGTTGGTTTAGGTAAATGAAATATGTATTACTTGTATTACTTGTATTTTTAGTGGGATGCGAAGAGAAATATAGATATAAGTGCCAAAATCCTGACTATTTTCATGCGACAGAGTGTCAAAAGCCTAGATGTCTATTCACTCAAACTTGCCCAGAATACTTGGTAGCACCAATCTTGGAGAAAAAAGTTGACGAAGTTAAACCTAACAACTGAAGAAATTGAGGTCAGGGTATGGAGCATCGTGGTGCTTGCCGTCACCCTGATTCTTTTCTTTATAGTGATTGCCCTACTCTATTCTGTGACATTCGTCACACAACCCATCAAGAGCATGGCTCCGATTGACCAAGCCTATACCAAGATGCTGAACGACATTGTTCTGCTTATAGTTGGTGGCATTGGCGGTGTTATTGGTAAGCGGGCAATGACTTCTAAGCAACAACCCCCTACGCAACCTAATTGCTATGGAAATAATGCCTCTTACGGCTCATCCTATGCCCCTTCTAGCGGTTTAAATACATGGACTGCACCATCGGGTGCTTTACCTGCTTGGGCGAACCCTGAGTTGGATGAGTCTTGGACACCTGGACCACCTCCAACTACCCCTCCAGACCACATGGAAGATGACTATGAGCGTGAGCAATTAGCACAAGCAAGAAAAGAGGCTGACTAATGTTTGGCATACCACTACCTTGGCTGATGGTTGGATTTATGGTATCTATCTTTGGTACATACCAAGTTGGACACCACTATGGATGGCTAGAACGTGATAACGACATGAAGATAGCCATTGCCCAAAAGAATGAGGAATCTAGGGCAAAGGAACAAGAACTAGGCTCTAAATTACAGGATCAGGAATCTAAACTCAGAAAGGCACAAGATGATGTCAAGAAAAAACAGTCTGCTATGCATGAGCTTGCTCGTACTGGCAGGTTGCGCCTCCCAACCCCAAGTTGTCCACAAAACAGTACAAGTGCCAGCATTGCCATTGGAAATCCACAACCCGTCCAACCCGATGCAAGCGAACTTGAGCGACAGACTATTGCAACTCTTATCGACATCGCAGCAGATGGAGACAAAGCCATCAGCAAACTCAACTCCTGCGTTGCCGCCTACGAAGAAGTAAGGAGAATTGTCAATGGTCAATAGTGAGCAACTCAAACAACTTCATATTGGTGCTGAGTGGGTAGATGCTCTAAATGCCACTTTTGAGCGTTTTGACATCTCTAATCCCCTTAGACAAGCGGCTTTTATTGGTCAATGTGGGCATGAATGTGGAAACTTTAGAATACTTGAAGAGAATTTGAACTATCGTGCAGAGGCTTTGCAGAAGTTATGGCCTAAAAGATTTGATGCTGCCAAGGCACAGATGTGCGCTAAAAACCCTAAGTTGATTGCCAATACTGTTTACAGCTCACGCATGGGCAATAGGGATGAGGCTTCAGGGGATGGCTATCGTTTTCGAGGCCGAGGATGTATCCAATTGACAGGCCATGCAAACTACTTTCATGCAGGTCAGGCTCTAGGGGTAGATTTTGTAATGCAACCTGAATTGGTAGCAACTCCAATGTATGCGGCTCTTACAGCAGGATGGTTTTGGAATGTCCAAAAGCTAAATCAATACGCTGATACCAAAGATTACAAAACTTTAACAAAGAAGATAAATGGTGGGTTTATAGGGCTAGAAGACCGCATAAAACACATAGAACACGCTTTACTTGTGTTGGCTTCTTAAACTAAACTGTCACAATAACTGTATAAGGTGTTGTAATGCCTAACATTCCTACACCACAAGATGCCGTACACTTTGCAAAATTTGTCAAAAAGTGGCAACAAGTGCTTAGTTTGGGTGATTGGAGAATAGAAAAAGGAAGTAAACCTGCAAAGGCTGCTATGGCTTCTGTGGAATTTAACGATATAGCTAGGCTTGCTACCTACAGACTAGGTGATTTTGGTGCTGAGAAGATCACACCAGACTCTTTAGATCAGACTGCTTTGCATGAGTTACTTCATGTGTTTTTGCACGATCTTATAACTGTAGCCCAAGACCCTAAGTCATCTCAGGATGAGATTGATATGCAAGAGCATAGAGTTGTCAATCTCCTAGAAAACTTATTATCTAAGGATTCCAATGGGCAGTTATAACGAAACGTGTACAGATACCGAGTTTATCCAACTGTGGGGTCAACTTCAATCTGCACAAAGAGTAGCTGAACATCTGCAAATAAACACTAGAGCCGTTCATCTGCGTAGAAGGTGGATTGAAAAGGAATACAACATGGCACTTATTGCAAGTGACCATCGTGGTGTTAAATACGATAAAAACAAACCCAAATCCTTTTCTCCACTCAAGCAAATAAACCTTGGGATGTTGGATGGAACTGTCATTGTTTTCTCTGATGCTCACTTCATACCTGGTCAAAGAACAACAGCGTTTAAAGGGCTTCTATGGGCTATCCAAGAGTTCAAACCCAAGGCGGTGATATGTAACGGGGATGCCTTTGATGGGGCTTCTATAAGCCGACATGATGTAACTGACCAACCTTACACTTCTGTTGTTCAAGAGCTAAAAGCCTGTAAAGGTGCGCTTGACGAAATAGAGGAGATTGCAAAGTCTGTCCGACATAATGTAAAGCTACTGTTTACATGGGGCAATCACGATATTCGATTTGGCAATAGATTGGCGCAACACGCACCACAGTTTAAAGAGGTTCAAGGGTTTAAGCTGACAGACCATATCCCAAATTGGGACTTTTGTTGGACAGTATGGCCTACCGAGGATGTGATTATCAAGCACCGATATAAAGGTGGAATCCATGCAACCCACAACAATACTGTGAATGCGGGTGTGTCAGTTGTTACTGGACACTTGCATAGCCTTAAAGTGACCCCTTTTAGCGACTACAACGGGGTTCGATATGGGGTAGATACGGGGACTTTGGCTGAGACTGATGGCCCACAGTTTACCTATGCTGAACTAAACCCAAATAACCACAGATCAGGGTTTGCGGTGCTGAACTTCTTTAATGGACAATTATTGTGGCCTGAATTAGTCCATAAGTTTGATGAGGACATGATTCAGTTCAGGGGTGAGGTTGTTGATGTAGGTGCATTTTGAGCGCCTGGTTAATCATCCTCACAGGGGCAATTTATGCCTATATAGCTGGTGAACAGCTATGGAAAGATAACCCACACATGGCTATTGTGTACGCAGGGTACGCATTCAGCAATGTGGGGCTTTACCTTTTGGCTAAGTAGCTTATAGGCTACAAATGGTCAAATGTCTTTAGAAACACTCCATTTGGCAAAAGCCTACCCCTACGATTCTTGATCTGATCGTATGCTATTTCCATGCAGTTTACCAGATTGATGTCTTGTAAAGCGCAATAGTTAATAAGACAGACCATGACATCACCAACAGAATCAATAACAGCTTCTTGGTCTTTTTTAATGGTTGCATCTGCTAGTTCTCCTATCTCTGACATTGCCTTGAGAAGTTGAACCTCTGGTGTACTGTTAGGAATAATCTTGCGGTCTTCTGACCATTGGATTATCTTCATTTCAATTGCTGCGTAACTCATTTTTATCCCTTAAAATATTTTCAATTTGGCTAAGAGTATCATGGTCAACATAAGAACAAAAGTAAACAAATTCCTCTTCTGTAAGACCTTGCCATTCAGGTTGGATCTTTTGCACTTTTCTCATTGAAATTTCATGCAAATCTTTTATCATCTAACTCTCCTTAAAGGCTCTTGATATTTCTCAGGTGGTGGTGGAAGCATTTTCTCAGAGGGTGGAGTCCATCCATGTTTTCTCCAAATTGCTTGAACGTCTGATCCAGAAGACCATTTGAAATCCTTGTTTGGCACAGAGGGGTAACTGATCTTTGAATGTGGGGGTAGTTCTATCATTTAATTACCTTCATAACACGTTGAGAGCGTCCCGTACTGGATTTACGTCTTTCACCAGTATCCTCAATAAACCCCTTGCGAATTAGTGGCGCATATCGTGGGCTTATTGTTTGTATGCCATGACTCGGAAAATGTGTCATTACGTCATCTGCAATACATCCATTTGGGTACTTTGCAATGGCCTCATACACCATTTGCTCTAACTTGGTTGAATCAACCTTTTCAGCAGCATCCTTGCTTGTATCTGGATCTTCTTTTCGTACCAATTTAAAAGGTTCACTACCAAAGAATCTATCCATCGACTGTTTCATGTTATCAAAAATCATCATTAACTCCTATTGGGTGAGGGGAAAACTGTTCGTGTGCAAGCTAAGAAAATCCTTTGCTCAGCTCTCCCCTCGGGTTTATATTAACTCAAAAAGGCATTGATTCATCATCAAAACTTGCCTTCTTGGGGGCTTGTTTTGGTTGACTGTCTTCTTTAGGCGAGAGGGCTAGTCCCATGAACTTGCCGCCTTTACCCTCTTTAATCCAAGCAGATAGCCAGAAATCCTGACCATTTACTGTGATGTTTCCCTTGTAGTCAGGGTGCTTTTCTGTCTCTTTCTTATCGTTCTTGAACAGAACACCTGAGTTGTCACGCTTTTCCATTAGATTTCCTTTGCTTTCTTTAATGCTGAACGCACTTTACTGGGAAGCAGGGTCCAGAGAGCAATTTTTTGTTCGCTATCTAGGTTCTCTCCTTCCAACTTATCCCAAGCTGCCTTGGGGTCACCTTGCTCACAAGTGGCAATTAATTCAACTGCCATCTCTTGCAAGTACTGTAATTCCTCTGGAGGAATATTATCTTGTGCGCCTTGAGTAGGCGTAATAATTACTTTTTCTGGCTTGTCACCCTCTTCTGGAAGGTCCTCACCCGCATAAATATACAGGCCAAGGCCATGCAAACTAAGTGCTTTGGTCATGCACCGCATAATTGCTGTATTGACATTAAAGCTATCTAGCTTGGTGGTTATTTCTTTGCCATACTTATTGGTTGTTGTTACCCCTTCAATGGGGATTGGCCTATTAAAGTTATCCATCACAGGCAGTTGACAGACCATTGGTTTGCCAAACATTGTGACTGTCACCCAGACCATTGCCGTACCATTAATATCCATGTAGCACTTGTCGCCAAACATCTGCACACTAAAACTGGCTTGTGGATCAGCTTTAAGGGCCTCTGCCCATGCCCAAGCCCATGATAGATAGGTAAGGTTATTTTTCTTCTCTGTGTGAGAATTAACATTTTTTTCAAGTAACGTTTCTATTGACATATTCACTCCATTAAAAATTGTCGTCTAATTCAGCTTCAATAATTTCTTTTTGATCCTCAATATCTAAGTCTTTGAACTCGATAAAGTGGTTTTCTTGGCAGCAATGCCATTTGTCGCCCTGTGGCTCTAAGCAATAACAGCAGTACGGAATGTCTGCAAATTGATCTCTGTACTGTTCAAACAATGTCTTCATATTCACTCCTGTTTGTTTATTAAAATGTAGGTTTTTTGTTGCCCACACCCATAATGTGCCATAACTTTTAAGCTTTTTTAATAGGTGTTTTCCCTAGTACACAAACCTTTTTTATCATGCTAGGCTACTCGTATGAACATCGAACAAATTGAACAAAAATGTGCTGAGACATTGCTTGATTACGCAATCACAATGGCTAATGCTTATGTAACCGATCCAGAGGACTTCAATGCCGCAGTCGTAGCTTTACTTTGTAGAACCCTAGAAAACCACATAAACCGCCCCATCAACATTCAGGAACTTTACCAATGACCCAAGAAGCAATTATCAAATGTCTCCAAAATGGATCGCTTACATCCTA